GTTGTAATTAGGTATACAGTTAAAGTTCCTAAAGTGGAACCAAAAAATACAGCCCAAAATGTATTGTTTACGATTTCTGACATAGTACTCCTTAGATATATAATTAATTATATATTATATTATAGACCCCTTCGGGGTCTTATTATATATTATATTATATACAAGTATACAGTAACCAATCCAATTAGATGGACCGTCAGTTCAACGGTACAACATTACCTACCAATGGTGATATAATTATGTTATGACAATAAAACTAGAAGAGTATACATTACCAGAACATATGTCTTATAGTGCTTTTAGCACTTATCTTACCTGTGGATATCAGTATTATCTTGGTAGACTATTAGAGAAAAAAGAAGAACCATCTGTGTGGTCTGTTGGAGGTTCAGCATTCCACTTGGCTTGTGAAACTTATGATAGGGACAACCTATGATAAATGATGTTGATAATTTATGGACAGAATCTTGGAATACCTGTAAAGGTGATATTGATTTAACCAATGCTCGTATAGGTGGTAAGGCTACCAAACTTAATCCTAACAAGGAAGATATTAATTTTTGGCAGACTGCAGGACCTATGTGGGTTGAGCAGTATATTGCTTGGCGTAAGGCAAATACTAACTGGAAGATTTGGACAACTCCAGATGGTAGACCAGCCATTGAATTGGAACTAATGCCAGAGATTTCTGGAGTTCCAGTCAAGATGGTTATAGATAGAATATTTGAGGTTAATGGTAAATTAGTAGTAGTAGACCTCAAAACTGCAAAAAATACTCCTACCAGTACTTTACAACTAGGGTTCTACAAAGTTGGGCTAGAAAAAACCTTTGGTGTGGGTATTGAGTATGGAACGTATTATATGTCTCGTGATAGTGGTACTAGCGAGATGATTGACTTATCAAGTTACACCTACGATAAATTGGAGTACTTGGTAAGTGGGTTTGACAAAGCACGTAAGGCAGGTATTTTCTTGCCCAACACAAACTCTTGTCAATACATGTGCGGACTCACCGCTCATTGTCAATTCTCAACAAAGAAGGAAGTATAAATGGCAGAAGACTGGAAGTTACAAGTATCGTATAAAACTCCTGGCGGAGATATGATTAACGTCAGAGCGAATACTGTTGATGAGTTAAGTATATTATTAGAAGGCATTGGAGATTACTCTACTCAAATTGCCGCTGTTGCAAAGTTGGTGGTGGGAGCGAGTAACACCGCCCCTTTATCGACGCAGAGTTCCACTCCAAGCACAAAGCCTCCGCTAACCTCGCCAATGACCCAGGAAAATCCAGTATCAGGTGGCATTGAAGAGACTGTTCAGGACAGGTATGGAAACATATGGGTCTATAATAAAGCAGGAGCACCAACCTGTGCAAGAGGTACAATGGTTCTTAAGTCAGGAACTAGTCAGGCTGGCAAAGCATACAAGTGCTGGTCAGACCCTGCTTCAGGACCTAAATGGTCAGGGGAGAAAGTTCCTAAAGAATTACACGCACCAATTATTTGGGCGTAAAGAGTTACTACTAGGTAGGGAGTCTGTAGATGCGTACACTTGTTAGGTCTGTGGGGCGTGCCTCTATCGGGGGTGAACCCCTACCTAGTTGTTTCAAATCGTTTGAGGCGTCCAAAATTATAATTAGGCGTTCAGAAGTTTCTATGTTTGCAGGTGCTCCTGGGGTAGGTAAGTCAACACTTGCCCTAGCACTTGCATTAAAAACAAATGTTCCGACTCTTTACATCTCCGCTGATACCAATGCACATACTATGGCTATGCGCCTAGCGTCAATGATATCTGGTAAGAATCAAACAGATGTTGAACAGAAACTTAATACTGATGTTGGATGGACTAAGGCAGTTCTCCAAAAAGGAAGCCATATAGTTTGGTCGTTTGAATCATCGCCAACCCTGCAAGACATAGACGAAGAAGTTCAGGCGTTTGAAGAGTTGTGGGGTTGTGCACCAACCTTAATAGTTTTAGATAATTTAATGGATGTAGCCACAGATGGTGGCGAAGAGTTCGCTTCTATGAGAGCGATTATGAAGGAGTTGAAGTACCTTGCCAGAGCCACTAATGCTGCGATTGTTGTATTACACCACACTTCTGAGGCAGTTCCTGGCAGTCCTTGTCAGCCAAGAAGCGCAATCCAAGGTAAGGTCTCTCAACTTCCTGCGCTCATATGTACACTCGGTACGGTGGGCACATCGCTTGGCGTGGCAGCAGTCAAAAATCGCTACGGTAGAGCAGATGCTGGAGGAAGTCTCTTGACTTGGTTAGCATTTAATCCCGAATACATGTATGTAGAAGATATACCTGAGAACTCATGACAACTAGGAAATCACACAAAGCAAGGGGAGCAAACTTTGAAACCGACTTACGAGATTATTTTAGACGAATTGGACTTGATAGTGAGAGACTTGCAAGAAGAGGTTCTAAAGATGAAGGAGATATTGTCGTCCGCTCAGACTTCCTCGGCCAAGTTGGAATTATTGAAGCAAAGGCCCCAGGTCAATCAGGTCGCATTGACCTCTCTGGTTGGACGAAAGAGGCTCAAGTTGAAGCAACAAATTATTCAGAGGCAAGAGGCATTAAAAGAACATCCGTCTTATCAGCGGTGGTTATTAAAGCGAGAGGAAAATCAATAGCAGATTCTTATTTAGTGTTAAGGTTGGGCGATGTATTTGACGGATGACATGCCAAGTATAGTAGATGTTCTTCAGCACTACGGTGCAGATATGAACAGGACTAGTGGGCAAGTAAACATCAGATGTCCATTCCATGATGACACACATAAGTCTGCAAGTTTTAATACCAGAGAAAATATATTTAATTGTTTTGCATGTGGTATGCAGGGCAACAGTTTGCAAGTTATAGCAAGAAAAGAAGGGGTGGATATTCGTGAAGCAAAGTCTTTCGCAGAAGGAATTATTGGGCAAGGCAGCAGCAAAGTACGCAGCAAACATTTATCAGGCGGAAGATTACCTAGCAAGCAGGGGTATAACAAGGGAAGCAGCACGTCTGGCTCGATTAGGCGTAGTAGGAGAGCCTGAAATTGGACATGAAGCATTCCAAGGACGATTATCCATACCGTATATTACCAAAACTGGTGTTGTCGATTTGCGTTTTCGTTCTCTTAACCCTGCTGTTGAACCTAAGTACATGGGTATGACAGGTGCTGAAACTAAAATGTACAATGTACTTGACATAGACAGAGCGGGAGATTGGATTGGGATTTGTGAAGGCGAACTTGATACGATTACTTTGTCTGCCTGTGTTGGTATTCCATGCGTTGGTGTACCTGGCGCTAATTCTTGGAAGAAGCATTATACGAGATTGCTTGCAGATTTTGAAAGAGTTTTTGTCTTTTCTGATGGTGACCAACCAGGAAAAGAATTCGCTGTTAGTTTATCCCGTGAGTTGCCAGTCACCGTTGTGCAAATGCCAGACGGAGAAGATGTTAACTCTTGCTACGTCAAATACGGTTCCCAGTATATTCGGGAAAGAGCAGGACTAGATGATAAGTAAAAAAATACCACCATGTAAAATATGTGGTCAGCATTTTGATAATATATTTGAGGCAGTTGACCACATGATTGAAGATGAAGGTAATGAAATGTTTGACCCTAAACTTATTCTTCCTGGTGGATATCAATTAATGATTGGTTCCTTATTAAGAACTATACATTTCCATTCTCGTGGTAATAAAAAAGTTAAAGAAATAGTAGAGCATACTTACGCTACTCTTTATGCTGCTGAAACTAGCCCAAGAAAAATGAAAAAGTTTATAGAGGATTTGATTATCACCACAGAAATGGACACTCTTGAGCATGAAATCAAGGATTTTTTGAGTAAAAACAGCGAAAATGAGGGGAAAAATGAATAATAATACATCGTTTGAACATGATTTAGGTAAGACTTTCCAAGAACTTTTGGATTTACTTTTATCTAAACATAAAGATTACGGACCTAAAAATATATCTGATTCTCCTGGTGGACCAGTGAATGGATTAAGAGTTCGTATGCATGACAAGTTAGCACGTATAAATAACTTGGTTGATAGTGGCAAAGACCCTAAACATGAATCCCTTGAGGATTCCTTTAAGGACATGGCAAACTATGCAATCATAGGATTGCTAGTACTGAGAGGACAATGGGATAAATGATAGAGATAATGCTAACGTTTCAACTACAACTAACGGCTCTGCTGGCTTTAATAGCAGCACTACTGAGATAGGAATAAAGTGAAAATATTTGGACCTTACAAGGGAAGCAAGCAAAATGGTGGTCGTCCAATTTACGTTATCAAACGTAAAAAGAAAGATGGGTCAACACAAACTACATCTACAAATAAAGCAAGACTTGACTACAAAAAAGCAACAGGTAAAAAGTTAAAGCGCAGTCAAGAAGTAGACCACATCGATAACAAAGGTCGTAAGGGTAAAGATGGCATAAAGAACTTACGAGTTTTATCCAAGAAGAAAAATGTAGCACTAGAGAATAAGAGACGAGCCAAAAAGAAATGAAAACTATTGTTTGTATTTCTGACCTTCAGGTTCCATATCACGATATAGAAGCGGTCAATGCGGTAAAGAAATTCATTAAAGCCTACCAACCTGACACAGTAGTATCGTGTGGAGATGAAATGGATATGCAAACTATTTCACGTTGGAGTAAGGGTACTGAGTTAGAGTTTGAACGTTCTATTGGTAAGAACAGAGACCTAACTAAGCAAATTCTTTACGACTTAACTGTAGAACATATGGTACGTAGTAATCATACAGATAGATTATTTAATACTGTAATGATGCGTGCTCCTGGACTACTTGGCTTACCCGAATTAGAATTAGAAAACTTCTTAGGGTTAAAAGAATTAGGAATTAAATACCACAAAGACCCATATGAACTGGCTCCTGGCTGGTTGTTAATGCATGGTGATGAGGGTAACGTACAGCCTACGGCTGGCGCTACTGCACTTGGGCTAGCAAAACGCTCAGGCATGTCTGTAGTGTGTGGGCATACTCATCGCATGGGTTTAACTCATCATACTCAAACATATCGTGGCGGTAAACCTAAGACTGTTTGGGGATTAGAACTCGGCAATCTTATGAACTATAATAATGCAAAATATATTAAGGCTGGATTATTTACGTGGCAACAAGGCTTTGGTATTCTTCATGTTGATGGCAAGACTGTCGTACCTCAAATTGTACCAATCGTTAATAGGTCTTTTACTGTGGAGGGTAAAACCTGGAGATGGTAGAAAAAAAACATCTTGACTGGGAACGTATAGAAAAGTGGGACTATATAGTAGTCGCTGTCGCTTCCGAATATCATAGAAAATATGAAATGGTTGAACTAGAAGATATTAAACAGTCATTGTATAAGTGGTTTCTTGAGCACCCAAATAAATTAAATGAGTGGGAATCCATTGGTAAGAAAGACGCTAAGAATTTAATATATCGTAGCCTACGTAATGACGCATTAGATTATTGTTTAGAATGGAAAGCCAAGTCTACTGGCTATGAAACATCTGATGTATTTTTTTATGAAGCAAGTATAGTTGAAGCACTTCTCCCATCTGTTTTGCGAGGAGAGTTTGGAATATCCCATAAGTTAAATCTATCTGGACCAAGTAAGCCACCAGCACCTGCTGAAGGCGGCAACATGATGGTAATGATGATTGAAATAGATAAAGCGTATCGTAAACTTAGCACCGAGGATAGGACAGTACTATTTCACAGATACGCTGAATCTATGGATTATAGCGACATCGCTACCGAGATGAGTATAGGTAGTGAGGATGCTGCACGCATGCGCCATAATCGTGCCATTAAGAAACTCATAACTAGAATCGGTGGATTCCGACCTTGGTCAGATAGAGATTCTCGCAAGGAAGACGCTGAAAATCCAGACGAAATTGTAGAGTCCAACGACCAGCATGAAGACGATAATAGGAACGAGCATATTGATGAGGATGACCTGAACTAGTTCTTTCAGATTGGATACTCCTGCTCTGTATAGTTCTTGTATGCTTCTCCAGCATTATCAAACTCATTGTTCTTTAGTCTGATATAATTAATTAATTGTTCAGGGGTTATTAGATGTCCCTTGGATTGATTAGGTGGTTGTTTATTCTCAATAGGTCTGCCATAGTCCATAACTACGTTCATTAAATGTTCCTTTGGAACTATTATGACATTACCCTCGATTATAAATGCCCAATGAGTAGCCTTACTTACTGATAGTCCTGACAGTTCCCATTGTCCACTACCTTGATAGAAACATGACTCTTCAATAAACAAGTTGCCTGTATCTTTCCAGCGTCTATCTGTTTTAACCTCTATTGTTTCTATACGCAATAAATCAGCAAGTTTACTTTCTCCAGCCTGACCATCACGTAAGTCTATATCCCAATCAGAATTCTTCATTAGTAATCTCCATTCTT